TTGATTTTTTCTCTTTGCGTGTTTACTTCTATTTTACTTCTTTTTCTTTTTCCTGTCTACTTTTTTGAGATTATACCAGCTTATTAAAACCCTTGATGCACGAAATGGAAACGGAGTAAAATATACATACGACGTAGGTGGAAATATAGTAAGAGTTGAGAAGATCAATAGCGGAAAAATTATAGAAACTTTAGCTGAATATTCTTATGATGATTCAAACTGGAAAGACTTACTCACCGAATACAACGGCAACGAGATAATCTATGACGAGATAGGAAATCCGCTGACCTATTACAACGGCATGGAATTCACATGGACAATGGGCAGAATGCTTAAATCTGCAGTAAGATCTGACGGGATTAAGATTTCCTATACTTACAACGCAGACGGGCTGAGAACAAGCAAGACGATAAACAATGTTAAATTCAACTATTTTTGGAACGATGATAAACTTTCGGCACAGACATTTGCAGGGAATACCATGTACTTCCGTTATGACGATGATACGCCTATAGGCTTTGAGTATAACGGTAATCAGTATTACTATATAACAAATATTCAAGGTGACATAATTGCTATACTTAACGGATCTGGTGAATGTGTTGCCGAATACACATACGATGCATGGGGAAACTGCACGGTAGCAAAAGACACTGAATACATTGCACATCTGAATCCACTAAGGTATAGAGGATATTACTATGATAGTGATACGGGGCTTTATTATTTACATAGCCGTTATTATGATGCTAACATCGGCAGATTTATCAATGCAGATGCTCCTGAAATGATAGTAAATGATGTTTTGAATCTATACAGTTATTGCAAAAATGATCCAATAAACAATTCTGATGAAAATGGGTCATGGTGCTATAATATCAAATACTGTGCATTTAACGATCAAATAAAAGGGAAAATGATGAACAGATATAATAACAATAAAAAGGCAATGAATGGTTATTATAAAAGAATGATATATGCACAGCATAATGCACCAACAACAAACATGAAATATTTTGATTCAGATCTGTCTAATACAGGCTGCGAAATAATAGCTACATATAATGCAATGAAAAGAATGAATAAGAAGGTATTTCTTGCAGGAGTAATATTGGAATTTGAAATGAATGGAATGTATTTTGTGAGAAGCGGTAAACTTGGTAGTGATCCATATCGGTTAGGCAGTTATTTTAAGGCGCATAAAGTAAAATATAATTCCTGGTATCGTAAATCAAAATTTTACGATAATGCAAAAACAGGCAAAAAATGCGGAATAATTTCTTTTTGGAATAATAACGGAAAATTATTTTGGAAACAAGGAATACATACAGTTGCATACTGGTATGATAAAAAGACAAAATGTTATTATTTGCCAAATTATAATTGTAATGAAATTACACCTAAAAAATATACGGAAAAAGGCTTCAAAAAAATGATTGAAAGTAAAAATAATTTTATAATTGGATATGTATTTAAATAATGAGGTAAATATGGAAAGAAAGAAAAGACTTAAAATTGTAATACTTATTTTAGCTATAATACTTATTGCAATAGCTGCAATTCTTCTGATAGATGGATTATTAGGATACAGGCAGCATAAGCTTAATCAGAAATATATTCATCCGAATAAAGCAACTGCATGGGCGTGCAAAGAAATTAACATGAAAGTTATATATGATAATAATAGTGAATCGAGCGCTGCATATAGCGGAGAATTGATTTTAAATGATGAAAATACAAATCTGTCTATGGGTATCATAGGAACAAGCGACATTATGGAATTTTACAAAACAGAGGATTATAATAAAGCAGATGACGGAGAAATAAAGCTGTTTTCAGGCGAATTTAATTTTAAAAATGAAAAAGAATTTGAATTGAAAATAACTGATAATAAGTTTTTACCTGATGATATAAATAAGCTGACCTTTGAAAAAATATCTGATTAAAACTTTAATAAAGAGAGTGCAGAAAAATAACTCTGCACTCTTTTTTTAAATTTGTGAATTTATACAAATAAACACCAAATATTTATATAAACATATGACATTATACAAAATTTTAACAAAAGTATTGCTGTAATATAAATTATATGATAATATAACAATGCATAATCCAGTATATGGTGTAATTCGACATACATTACTGGCAATAGTGACATAAATATTTGACGGAGGTAAGAACAATGAAGAAATTATTTTCAAAGCTTTTATCCGGAGCTTTGGCAGTAGTTTTCGTAGGACAGGTAATGATCTACGGCGACGGCAGTTCGCAGGGAATTGTCCATGCGGAAACAATTGCAGGAATCAAGGAATCCCTGCAGCTATCTGAAAATGCGGATAAATTGCAAAAAGAGTTTAACAACGCTGTAAACGGACTCGGAGAGGTGGACTATTTTTCACTTCCAGGAATATCAGCTTTCAGCATGGATTCCAGAGAATCTTCTATTGATTCCGGCGGATTGAACATTACAGGCTATGTAGGTCAGTACGGCACATATTCCGACCTTTCAAAGGTAAAAATCCTAATTTTCAACGATTGGGACTTGGCGGCAGAAGCTTACGCAAATGCTGACGGCTTTTTCAGCGTACAAGCAGGAGGACTGGGGGCTTCGACCAATGTAAAGATTGAATGCGACGGTTACCTGCCGAGGTTCTATAAAAACATGGGACACGGTTCTTACCAGTTCGGTACGGCTGACAATCCTGAAATGCTTTACCCCGGCGATAGTACATATAACGAAAACGACAATGACAAATGGAGCGATGAAGTAATAAATGCAAACGACGCTTCATATGTACAGGGTTTTATCGGACTTCGCAAGGCATCAGGGGATTATGTAGCCGATTTTGATATGAACGGTGACGGCAGCATTGACGCAGAAGATTTTGATATAATCGACCGCGACCACTATGAGAAAAAGAAAGGCGAGGACGGATATATCTCTGAACTCGACATTGACGGTGATGGGATTATCGACGCTGACGATTACAATTATATTCTTGAAAATCACGGCGGCTCTTATGTGGGTGACGATGACTTCAAGGAATACATGGACAAGGACGAGGACGGAGTTATCACAGAAGCAGATTACAATTGGTTTGCAGGGTATGCAAGTCAGTTTAACGGCTATACTTCCGGAGCGAACTATATCTACAGCATTAAGCTTACGGGCGATTGCTATAACGGTACAGGAACTTGGTTGTATAACACCAACCTTGACTTAAACGGTCATATACTTGCCATAGACGGAAACATGGCGTTTATGACAAGCAATCTTGATTTGCTTGACGGCGTTACGCTTGATTTAAACGGCGGTCAGCTCCTCATAAACGGCGAATTTAATTTCGGACAGGCTCAGAGCTATGATAAGCTTATTATGACTAACGACGCCGACATTCTTATGGTGACGGAAAACTGGTATTACACAACTCTTGCCGACTGTGAGGGCTTGTGGACAGCAGGTACAATTCTTTTCTACGGACAGCATTGGAACGTAAACGAAGCGGCAGGAGAAAAAGCCATATATTCAAGCGGAACACATTCAATAGTTTTCTATTATCCGTATGGCAAACAGACGATTTTATGGGACAACCCGGAAACGTATATAAACAACGAGGATGGCAGCCTGAACACCCAGCGCCGCTTTAATTTTGATTATGTAGACGCAGACGGATATTGCATAGGGTTAATTTTCCCTTATGGATATTCATCTGATCTTTATTGGTTTCGTCCTTGGTTCAGACCATATGATCTGCCCGACTATACCCTCTACCGCAAAGGCTGAGAAATCGGCGACGGAGTTCATATTGCAACGGGCAACTACACAAAATCCTTTACCGATTTAAGCATTGCCTCTCCCGGAGTCAAATCTGATTTTGTCAGAACATACAACTCCATGAGCGATGAGGAAGGCAGTTTCGGTATCGGTTGGGATTTCAATATCGATGTGGGCAAAATCGTAATTCCTGCCCCCGGTTACTATCAGGTGGTACTCCCCGACGGCTCCAATACAACGTTCAAGGATGACGGCAACGGCGGATTCGAGTGCCTTAACGCACACAGCACAATGACAAAATCCGGCGATGAATACACAATTACAAACGCGGCTCAGTCCAAGTATCACTTCAATTCAGACGGAGAGCTTGACTGGGTCAAGGACGCTAACGGCAATAAGCTTACAATTTCCGCAATGAATAACAATCAGAGAATCGTGACCGATTCTACGGGCAGAAACTACAAAATTACTTACAACGGAAACAGCGAACATTCACGTATTACCAAAATTGAAGATACAGCTGCCAATAGAATTGTGATGTATGCCTACAACAGCGATTTCCAACTTGTATCCGCTGCAAGCGTTTCGGGCGGTACGGAAAAGTATGAATACGACGGAAACGGCAGACTCTGCAAGATCACTAATTGCTATGACGAGGTTACTGATACAATTGTTTACAACGATAACGGATCAGTAAATTATCTCATAAATTCCGCAGGACTCAAGCAGGAATATACCTATGACAAGGCTTTCAAGCAGACAGGTCTGAAAGAGTATGATGGCGATAAGCTTATCAAGACTTTCACTTACGATTACGATGAAAAGTATGCTGTTAAGACAAATACCGTTGAAACGGACGGTCAGACATACGAGGTTGATGTTAAGAGACATGTAAAACACAAAAAGCGTGAAAATCCAAAAAAAGCGGTGAAAAAGCAGAACACACCTTATAAATTGCGTATCTACGGTGTTTATGAGGTGTGAATTTTTGAAAAAGCATTAAATTAAAAATTATGACGTGTCGCAAAAATGAACACTAAAACGGTGTTTAGAACCTCTGTCAGGATATTTTAAATTTTTGGTAAAAATCGTTTTAAGAACGTTTTAGGAGTTTTAAAAATTCGTTTAAAGTCCGTAGCTACGGCATTTAAAAATTTTAAATCCTTAAAAAGTAGTTTTCAACATCTCTTAATAAATGTTGAAAAAGGGGATGGGAACTTAGGAACAAAATTGAAGGGGGATAGGAACAAGTTCCTATCCCCCTTTTTTATTGCTTATTTTTTTCAATAAACCTCTGATATTGCTGATAAACTTTTCGCTCCAACGGAGATTGTAGAAAGCATGAATGCCCTCGTATCTTTAAAAAATCTTGCTCTCTCTTATACAATAATTCCATTCTCTCCGCTCTGATCCGGGCCGATGTAACTGAAATATTACATAAACTTGCAATCTCTTCCGGATCACGAATCTTTAATCCCCATAATACGCAAGCTGGGGCAAGAACATCTATAGCAAAACGTTCAGCTTCGTATTCATATTCAGGCTTATCTTGAATATGTTTCATTACAATGTGTCCTACTTCGTGCATAATAGTGTATCTTTTTTGTGGAATAGAACAATCCGGAACAACAATCTGGTAAGCATTATTTTCAAAGACCGAATAACCTCGTTCATTACCGGCTAAATCGCTGTAATCTTTACGAACGGTTATATTCATAGAATTTAATATAGGCTTTATATTGACTGGCAATTCAAATATTCCAAATTCAATTAAGAAGGCCCAGCTTGCATCACGAGCATTTTTATAAGAAAAATAGTTCAAAAAAATCACCTCTTGCGTATATTATACACATAAAGGTGATGTCTTAATTAAAAATCTGTGTCTTCCGGCAAATTATGTATTCTTTCCAGCTCCTCGGCCGACAATTCAGTTTTTCGGAACTGCCCATCAGATGATCTTGCTACTTTAAATGCAGCTGGCTGTTGATTTTCTTTAATCTGCTTTTGTCTTAACAATTCTTCTAATTTACCAATTAATTTTAGCTGTTCTCTTTCATTGAATTTCTGGAATACTTCTAACATTTCAAGCTCATTTTCAGATAAATTTTCTGTTGGTGAGCTTTTTTCTGTTCCGGTAAGTAAATAGTCTGTTGAAACATCAAAAAAATCCGCAATTGCGGATATTGTATCAGCTGCTGGATTGGTTCCTCTAGTATTCCATGCTGAAATAGTAGACGTTGATATACCAGTGAAATCAGATAATTCATTCTGCTTTTTCCCCTGTTTAGCCAATAAATGAAATACTCTTTGTGAAATTGTCATAATAAAAACCTCCAAAAATTATGAAAAACAACGAAAATTTCTACATATGTAGATTTTTGTATTGACATATCCACAATTGTAGATTATAATATACACATGCGAATTAAACAAGTAATAATAAGCCATATTATAATTATATCATAGGCAATAGAAATTGTAAACAGAAAGGAAATAAAAAGTATGAATGAATTAAAAGTATTTCAGAATAGTGAATTCGGAGAACTAAGTGTTCTCACAATTGACGGAAAAGAATATTTTCCGGCTTCTCAGTGTGCTAAAATTTTAGGGTATTCTAACCCTTATGACGCCATCAAGAAACATTGTAAAGAGGACGGGGTCGTAAAACGCGAGGGGGTCTCCTATACAACAAATCAGTATGGAGTTACTTCTCGTCAGACAACAGAAATTAAGTACATAAGTGAGAGTAATTTATACCGCTTAATTATCCGTTCAAAGCTTCCGGCAGCAGAAAAATTTGAACGCTGGGTATTTGATGAGGTTCTTCCTGAGCTTAGAAAAACGGGTTCATATGGAAATAGTGTTAATCTTGAAGAAGTCATTGCTAAAACGGCAACGTCTGTTGTGTCAGAGGTAATGAATCGAATTGTTCCTATTTTCAATTCAGAAACGCTCAAAGAACATACAGAAACAGATTCAGTCAGAAGAAAGCATTCACCAGGAATTATTGACAAGCTTGATCCTGCAATTATAAAAGAGATTGAAGAAATGCTTATGTCAAACAGATTCAGCTATCTTGATATTGTTCATTATTTACAGGATATGGGAGTTGAAATTTCTATCGGTTCTGTTCACAGATATGCGAAAAGAATGAAAGGATGATAAATATGAAAGTTAAAGTAAAAAAGATCAAAAAAATACCTGCTCTGGTGAGAGAACAGGATAAAGAAAACACATTTGCATGGGTAGCACAAAAGATTGGTGAATGTTTTAAAAACTACTGTGCGAATGGAAACCATATGGTTAAACCACAAAGTTTAAAGGCTAAGAGAGTATAAATGTTGAAATATTTTTACCCCCTTTTCCAATTTAATTATACAATAATTTGTAAGCAATTTCAACAGAAAGGAAAATTAATATGACAATAGGTAAAAAAATAAAGCTCAGGCGTGAGCTTCTGGGATTAAGCCAATCGGAGCTTGCCGAGAAAACAAACATTACTCAGGCATATATATCAAGGCTTGAAAATGAAAAATTTCAGCCGACAGCGCCGGTTATCTGCAGTCTTGCAAAGGCGCTGAAATGTACTGCTGATTATCTTATCAGCGATGAAAGGAAGGCTGGATAATGGTACAGATCGGAACAGTAATAAGCGGATTTAAGGTTTACGGAATTTGCGGTAGGCATTGCATTGCAAAAAACATTTCGCCGAGAACAGCGGATTCATTTGTGGTGTGGACCATTGATTATGACGGAAACGGGGTTCACACCGGACGGTATTTCACCGAACGCATAGATGCCGAATGGGAGTTTGCAAGTCTTGCGTTCCCATGGTTTCAGGATAATGTAAATATTAATTTTATAGCCGAAACAGCGGGATAATCCGCTGTCCGCCGGAAATGGTCTCCCGGCGCTGATGATGGCAGACCGGAAAGAAGGTGAAATTATGGAACTTGAAAAATTCAAGTACGAGTCAAGAAAGCTTGTGTTTGCGATGGCAAAGCTTATACTTGAAACTGCGGCGGATGAAAGCATAAAAAAAGAGCCGCTAATTCAACATAAGATTGTTTCTACCGCACTGTCATTGCTTATAGAAACCGAGGCTCTTGAAAAAGAACTGGACGAATTGTCGAATTAAGGCTCTGATAATAGTATATCAGAATAAAATGGATTCGTCAAGTTTTTTTCTGAAGGAGGCGATTTTTTGGAATATTTAACTGTAAAAGAATTTGCGGAGTTGAAAGAGTGTACGGAAAGATATGTTAAACGGCTCTGTAAGGATGGGAAAATAAAAGCCGAACAACATCCTCATCCGCAGAATAAGAAAATGTGCTATATGATTCCCGTATCGGCTCTCCCGGAAGAGCTTCAGGTAAAGTATTATAAATCTCTTAAAGCCGATATCAATCTCCCGGCTATAAAAGAAGATAAAAAATCCGTTAAAAAGCTTAAGAAGACCGTTTCAAAAACGTTTGAGGAAATGTCAGAGGCGGAGCGTATGGAAGCGGATTTGTGGACGGGTATTATTGAAGAATGGCTGAATATCAGGGGCAGATATGAAAATAAGGCAAAAGCCGATAAAATGTACATCGGAAAATGTCAGCTTGAGCATCCGGAGCTGCAGATAAGCAGAGATGTCTTGTATCGAAAGCTGAAAGCGTTTAAGGCTAACGATGCTTATGGACTGGTTGATAAGCGGGGAGCTTGGAATAAAGGCTCAAGCTCCATTCCTTCACAAGTATGGGAAATGTTTTTGGATTACTGGCTGGATGAAAATCAGCCTACAGCAGCTAAATGCTATCGCGGTGTAATTGACTGGACTGAAAAATTTTACCCGGAACTTGTTGAAAGCATCCCTTCGTTAAGGACATTTCAGCGCCATATCGAAAATGATATAAAATATGCTGTAAAGGTACTAATGAGGGACGGAGAAAAGGCTTTTAATGACAGATGTCTGCCGTATATGGTAAGAATGTATGATGAGCTTGAAGCAAATGAATGCTGGATAGCTGATAACCATACATTTGATGTACAAACTCTTGATGACGAAGGTAAAATACATAGACTATATCTTACGGCGTTTCTTGACGCCAAATCAGGAGTTTTGACAGGATGGAATATAACGGATACTCCAAATTCATGGTCCACTATTTTAGCACTTAGACATGGTATCAGCAGATTCGGTATTCCGAAATGCGTTTACTTCGACAACGGTCGCGAATTTTTGACGCATGATGTCGGCGGCAGAGGCCACAGAAACCACGGAAGCCGCAAAGATATCGCTGTCGATCCTCCTACAATCTTAAAAAGGCTTGGCATTGAAATGAGAAACGCTATTGTTAGAAATGCCAAAGCAAAACCTATTGAGCGTACATTCGGAACTGTGAAGTCACAGTTTTCAAAGATTTTCAAAGGATATTGCGGCGGTACGATTTTAGAAAGACCGGAAAGTCTGAAAAGGCGCGTAAAAAATGGCAATCTGCCGAGAGATTATGAAATACGGGATTTCTTTGAAACATGGATAGATGGTGACTATAATTTACAGACTTACGGCGGATCAGAGCCATGCTATAAAGAAATGACAAGGCTTGATGTCTGGAATAAAACATGTAAATCAGTACGCCAAGCAAGCCCTGAAGAACTAAATCTCATGATGATGAGGTCAACCAGATATCAGAAAATTAAACGCAATGGGGTTTACATTGAAATGTTTGGCGAAAAGCTCTGGTATATGGATTTGAAGCAAACCGTTCTCAATCTTGAAAAGGAAGTTTACGTTCGCTACGATCCGGCTAATCTGGAGAGCGTCCGAGTATACGATAAAGACGATAAATATTTGTATACATGGAAATTAGCCGATCATTTGCTTGTCGATTACCTAAGCAATATAAAAGAAGATATAGCAAATGGTCAGAAATATATCAGAACAGTCGGAAAATTTGTTAAGGAACAGACCAAAGGAATTTCCGCGAATATCAGCAACGAGCAGAAAATTACAATGCTTGATATGACGATGAGAAAGGCATATGAAAGAAAGGATAAAATATTTAAAATAAATATGCCATCAAATATAATCCCGATAAAAGCAAATGAGCCTGATTTTGAAAACGTTAAGCAGGCGGCTGGAGCGGAAGGCACAGTCATAATAGACTTAAAGAAAATGGAACGAAATAGCCTTAAACGAAAGGAAGATTAATAATGGATGTTGTATATACTCCCCATCAGCTGGAGTTGCTGAATAAACTGGATGAACTTCAGAAGAGCCGAGGACTTTCTCAAACCAAGCTTTCTGAACTTATAGGAATTTCCGGAAGTACGATATCGCAATTAAGGAATAAAAAATATCCTGCTGATCCTCAGCAGCTGTTTAGTATACTTGAAAATTACTTCGGAGTAAAAGAAAGCGCTAAACTTACATATTCTGAAATTGAATATGCAGATACAAGTATATCAAGCGAAGTATATGATATTATACGAATCTGTCAGGTTAAAGGCGGACTTGCAGTAGCTTGCGGAGACGCCGGAATTGGTAAAACAAAAGCTGCTCGCAAATTTATAAAAGATCATGCTACTAACAGCATTTTGATTACAGTAAATCACTGTATAGCTTCTATTAAACCGCTGCTTGAAGTACTTGCCGATAGAGTCGGAGCCGGGACAGAAAAGACAAGAGATAAGCTCTGGATATCAATAGCCGGGAAATTAACTGATGGAATGGTATTGATATTTGATGAAGCACAGCACCTGCCTTACACAACAATCGAAGTATTGAGGAGCTTTTCGGATTATTTTAATGATAAGGGACAAACCCTTGGTATCTGTTTTATAGGAAATACAGATACTGTTGTCCGATTAGGAAGTAAGCGAGCCGAGTTTGCACAGATTTCTAACCGAACCAAGCAAAGAAAAATATATACAAAGGATGCAATCAAGCGTGATGATATCATAAAGCTATTTCCCATACTTGAAGCTGAACACAAAGATAAGGAAATAGATCTTCTGTGGAAAATCGCAAAAACTCCGCAGGCATTAAGAGGAGCTATTAATCTTTTTTCTAACGCCTATGATAACGAGGATTACAGCTATAAGGGACTTATCGCTATGATGAAGTTTATGGATATGCAAATTTAGGAGGTTAGTTTATGAAAAGAGGAACACGTCCGATGGCTTGTTTTAAGAGAAAACAAGGAATCTGTTACTATTATACATAAACATACGGACACTGTTAGAACGCTTAAAAAGAATGTTTGAAAATAAGGAGATTTATGACATACGAAGAATGGATTTTAAAAAGCGCAAAACGCAAATGCGGCAAGCTGTATGTAACCGAGCTGAGTTTTGGGATTTTATCGTTATTAAGCTTTGCAGCGTATATGATCCTATTAATTAAAATATTCATTATTCTAAGCGCCGCTTTTATTATTATGTGTGCAGTATTAGAGTATAAGGAAAATAAGATTCGAAAGGAAACAAGTGAACATGTTGACAGAAGAATAAAAGCTCTTAACACTTCCTTGCAAGAAACTTTGAAAAGCTTTGAAAGAAATAATTTAAACAGAGAATTAACGTTTTTCTATGAAGAATATAACTTTTTAATGAAAGAGGAGTAATATGGAAAATTTTTATTTTACCTTTGGCACAGATAAAAGTCAACCTTTTTACGGAGGATGGATTATAGTAAAAGCTAAGAATATGAGAGAAGCTGCTTTAATATTTAAGATGTACTTTCCTAACCTACGGCATCCGGAATTTTGTAATTGTGCTGGTATTTATTCAGAACAAGACTTCCAAGAAACAGGAATGTATAAGCAAGGAAATTTTAAACGCAGATGTCATGGGATTATCGGATTTAAGCCTTTAAAAAATATAGGAGTTAAAAAATGAGAAAAGTACCCAATCCCTGCAGAAATTGTAAGGATAGGAAAGAAAACGGCGTTTGCCATATAGATTGTAAAAAGTATTCGGCTTTTACATCCATATCCAGAGAAGTCAATCGAAGAATTGGAAGGGATATGAAAAACGGAAGAATTGAATATAAGCCTATAATAAGAGCGCTATGCGCTAAAAGAAAATGAGGGGGCATCCCCCTCAACCCTAATGCAGCTTCGGATATGCGTCCGGAACGGTGACAAGTCCGTATAAATGCAGAGTCAGGGATAAAATATGAAGGAGGGAAAATATGATATCAAAAAAACTTACAAGTAAGGCCGGAATTACAATTCCGAAAGCTCTGAGGGCTGACATGGGGTGGCAGCCGAATATGGCGGTAGACTTAATACCGCAGGAGGATGGCAGCTTGACTATCAGACCGCATATTGATTTGTGCAGATTCTGCGGTGCTCATGAATCTGTAAAAAAATACAAGGATGTATGCGTTTGCTCTGATTGTGCTGTTAAAATGAAGGAGGCGGTATGATGGAAGTGAAACAGATCATTGACAGAATGGCAGCAATTAAGAAAGAGCAGTCAGCGCTTGATGATGAGTATTCTTCATTACAGTCCAAACTTCAGATTCTCGGCGAAAGCGCTCTGGAGGATACAAAATACAAATCTGTTTCATTCTCAGGAACTTCCGGCAAAGCAACTGTAACACTTGCCGATAAAGTTTCAAATGTGCTGCCGTCCTTGTTTGTTGATATTTTTGGAAAAGCTTACAATGACCTTGTTAATGTAACACAAAAAATCGAACTTAATGCCGAGGGAAAAAGAATTGCAGCAGCCGTTTGGAATAAGGAGTACTGTGAGGGCAGCGTTGAGGAAATTATCAGCAGTTTGAATTGTGACGAAAAGGCTAAGAAGTCGCTGATGAAGAAGCTTAACGGAAAAAGCTTTGAAACAGACAAAAAGAATCTCATGAAAATCGGCGGGCTATCAGAAGAAGAGGCAAGCGATAATGCCTATTTAGTAGCTGAAATTATTTCGTGGAATAAAATCCGGTCAATAATTAAGCTGAATAACAGCGGCGTATTTTCTCAACCGGCTTTTGAACAGTTTATACTTAATATTAATGCTGCTGTTTGTGTTGAACAAAGCACAAAGGTTGCAGTAGAAAGTTTAAGTGAATAGAAAAATGCCCGTATTTTTACAGGCAAAGACAAAATATATTAAAATGATTTACGAGCCATTTTATAAGAAATTTTACGAATTAAAACAAGGGTACTTAATACAGATATTATTCCAATTAAGGGAATATCATGTTTTATTTGTGATTTTAATTGAAGTACTTCAATTAGAGTGATACATATATTTTTAACTGTATCTATTAGCATTAATTATCCTTCCCTTCTTTAAAAATGGCAATGTCAATAAAAGGAGAAATAATGAGCATTAATATTAATGAAATTGCGCAGAAAAAAATTGACGAAATGGAGACAAGCGGAGAAATCAAAAATCACATTGAAAGCAAGCTTCACAGTCTTGTACTTGATTCGGTAGCCTCTGCGTTTGACGGATATGGAATAAGGAAGAAAATCCGAGAAATGGTTGAAAGTCAGATTTCGCCTTGCCTTGATACCCTTGATTTTACCGGGTATAATTCATTTATCTGCGAAAAGCTTAAACAGATTACCGAAGAATATCTGAAGGAAGATATAGCAAAGAAAGTTTCAGACACTTTTGAAGATATATTTATGCTTAAATATGAAAGTATTAAGTTATCTGAAATTTTTAAAGCTTATCGCGATTGGCAAATTGAAGACTTAGAAGAAAATGAAAAGTACGAACTTAATAACGAATTTTATACATCTATGGATGAAAGCGAACATGGTTTTCTTGATTGCAGTATATCTAAAGAAGAGCCGTCAAACTCATTAACGTATTTTGGCGATAAAAGAAAAGATATTTTTACCTGTGATTTTGGTTTTTCAATTTTTAGAAAATTAGATAAACCAGGATGGGGGCACTTAAGCGGTGTTTACTTTGAAGGTCACAGCGTAAAGGAAATGGTGAAAATCACGTCTTACAATAAGTTTCAGACGCTGCTTTTGAACTTGTATTACAACGAAACGCCGATTGTACTTGATGTTGAAGATGAATTCGACATTGATAATTCACTGGGACTTGATATATAGGAGTGATAGAAAAATGACGAAATGTGAAAATTGCTATCATAAGAAAGTCTGTATTGACAGCGCTAATTATAAAAGCGCTGAAAATTGCAGGCAGTACAAGGATAAAAATTTAATAGCTGAATTTCCTGAAATAACATCTGCTGAAATAAAAGAACTTATTAATATCACTGTCACTATATATTTTGAAGTAAGAAACTCATGCATATGGGGCGGAATGGGTTCAGTCGGGTATCCGAGCATCACATTTCAGGAATGCCGAATAGCTGATTCTTCTGATCTTAATGAAAATTTTCTTAAAATGCAAATAAAAACAATAGCCAATACAGCAAAAGTAATGGAATCTGATGTCCGAGTTATAACAAAACGTGAATATGAGGAAAAAACAGAGGAGGATGGAGATGATTAACAACGAAAACTGCTGTAAGAACTGTCAGCATTCATGTGGTAACGAAGGACTATACTGCACAAAGTTTACCAAAGATGTTGAATTTTATGAATGCTGCTTTCATTATTCTGAAAGAGAGCGTCACAGTGAAGCTATGGAGAAGCTTCGTAGGCAGTTTGTGACAAGGTAAGGCTATTATGGATATTGAAATGATGTTTGAAATATTCTACAGCTCGTATCCAAAGAAAAAAGATAAATCAAAGGCTTTCAGAGCTTTTAAAAAGTTGAATCCGGATGAAAAGCTTTTAAATACTATTTTATCAGCGCTTGAAATGCAGAAGAAAGATATAAACTGGGTAAAGCAAAATCGACAGTTTATGCCGTATCCGTCAACATATCTGAATAACCGCAGATGGGAGGATGAAGCCGATGGAGAAGCTTGCGGACATGATACCCAAAATAAAGCGTTTGGCTCTTACTTATGATGACTTTATCAAGGCTAAAGTTGATTTATATAACAGTGTTCCCGGAAAACTTACCGGATATGACTGTAAAAAGTGCCTTAACCGCGGCTATATTGCGGTAATAAGGGACAATGCAGAGGTTATGGTAAAATGCGAATGTATGAAAAAACGTGAAAGCATAGACAGATTAAAATGCTCCGGTATTGCTTCGCTGATAAAGAAAAAGACATTTGCTTCGTATAAAACAAGCAAGCCTTTCCAGCAGCAAATCAAGGAACATGCTTCAGAATTTGTCAGGACATATAAAGGAAGATGGTTTTTTATCGGCGGTCAGAACGGCTGCGGGAAAACACATATTTGCACTGCAATTTCCGGACAGCTTCTCAAAATCGGACTTTCGGTCAGGTATATGCTCTGGGTTGAGGAATCGCCTGTTATAAAATCTATGGTAAACGAGCCGGAATATAAGGAGATAATATCAGAACTCCAAAAACCCGAAGTGCTTTATATAGATGATCTGTTCAAGGAAGGAGCGACTGACGCCGATATCAGACTTGCCTTTCAGATTCTTGATTATAGGTATAGAAATTCAATGTGTACAGTCATTTCTTCGGAGCAGACTCTTGATGAAATTTATCACATGGATAAAGCTATTGGCGGAAGAATAGCAGAGATGTCTATTAAAATTAATATTCCTAAAGACGATGGCAAGGATTTCAGATTAAAATAAAGGAGGAATTTTTATGGCAGCTGTCAATCAGATAAAAGCTATTTATGCAATGGGTTCAAGTCTTGGAATAAATAAAAACAGCCGTGAGGACGAGCTGCATCAACTTGTTTACGGCATTACCGGGAAAGAATCTATAAAGGAGCTAACCGGCTCCGAAGCTTATTCAGTACAGCATGAGCTTATGAGCCGTATGAAAGGTTCTAATAATTTAAAAAAGTCCAAATCCCGTAAAAAGCCAGTTGACGTCCCGCCCGGAAAAATGACAGAAGCACAGCAGAAAAAAGCATGGTCCCTCATATATAAGCTGCAGGAAGTCAGTCCTTCCGGAGCAGTGGCTTCAGAGCGCATGAAAGGCGCTGTCAGAAAAATCCTCGAAGTAGAAATAAATACGGATAATAAAGCTCCGTTTCGCATGATTTCCGTTAATAACGGCAGGAAGCTTATTGACACTCTGAAAAAATATGTTGAGTCTGCCGAAAAGAAAGCCGGTGTATGATGGAAATAGAAGATATAACACTTGAACAGCTTAACGGCGATCAGCACGATCTCGCGGAACTGATAGGGATTGACGCATATAAAAAACTCGTGAAATATTATGGCGGTGGCTTTGTATATGTTTGTAAAGCTGATACAGTAATGAAGATTAATCGTAATAATGAAATATGCGATAAATTCAATGGTTATAACTATCGGGAATTGGCTAATGAGTATAATCTATCGGAAAAAACTATACGGGAAATAACAGCCGATAAGCTTAGAGCTATAAAAAATACACCTATGGAGGGGCAGCTGAGTTTTTAAAGCGAAACCCAAAATACATTTAAATTCGTGATTTTTCTAAAGTAAGTATATAATGTATAATTTATTTATACATTATATACTTTTTATTTTTTTGAAGGGAGGATAAAATGAATCAGGAGATTTTCACGATGATCATTGAAGTAGCTCTGACTGGCGGTCTCGCCATTATCTCATATTTTTTGAAACGTACTATAACAGAACTTGATTGTTGCAAGCTTGATGTATCTGAAATAAAAGAAACATGTATAAGACGTACTGAGCTTGATGAATGTAAAAAGGATATTGCCAAAGTAAAGGCAGACTATATTACCAGAGAGGACTTTTTCAGAGAACAGGACAATACGAGAAGACAGCTTGATCGTATAATGAGCGTCCTGCTCGAAATTAAGGGGGATTCTAAATGAACTTAGAAGCAGAGAAAATAAAAAGAGATATAGAAAACGGCAATTTTTTTGTAAATAACAGGCGTGTTCTGCAGCTGCTGAATGTGCTTTCCGGAGATTACAAAAAACTTACGGAAATAAAGTTTGTAATGTCAGATATGGAGGAGTGCGAGATTGTAAAAAGCATTGATTATCTTTACGAAGGCGGATACATTAAGCTTAGGAACACTGAAACCGGAAAACCGGCAACTCTTGCAGACACATCTTTTAAATACCTGTCTGCCAAGCTTACTGCGGATGGAATCAGAGTACTGGTCGGTAAAAAGTCAGACGTCTGCATAGAACTTTAAGGGGGTGCAGTATGAGCGCACTCGGAAACAGACGTCACAGTATAATAGACGGACTTGAGCCTGATATTAAGGATACCGTAGATGAAATGATCAGGGCCGGATTTACATACCGTGAAATTGTTGACTATATCAGGGAAACCGGAACTGAAATATCTATCGGTTCAGTCCATAGGTATGTAAAGCACTTTCGAGAATCGCTGGAACGTCTGAGAGTATCGCAGGAAAATTTCAGGGCACTTAACGAGGAAATAAGCCGTTATCCGGATATTGATATAGCAGAAGGCATTCTAAGAATTATCAGCTCCCAGCTGCTTGACGCTGTAAGTGAAATGCCGGAGGATAAGATAAAATCAAAGGATTTTGATACCCTTGTGAAATCGGCAGTTTCTCTCACCAAAGCTGCGGCATATAAGAAGAATGCGGATATAAAGTCCAAGGAATTGCTTGAAAACGGCGCAGATCAGTTCAAGACAATGATATTTGACGCAATGGCGGCAGAACGTCCGGAACTTTACAAACAGGTTAAAGATTTTTTGAAAGAAAAAGAGGATAAGCTATGATGTATGTTATACGCACAAAAACCGGATGTGAGCTTTCTTCCTCGAACGCTTTGCAGCGAATAGGATATATAATTAAAACGCCCGAAAAACTTATGAATATCCATAACAAAGGAACATGGCGGCAGCAGAGATATCTTATTTTTACCGGATACATATTCCTTGAGATGGATTCGGAGCTTAAGTCTCAAGACTATTATAAGATAAAAAATACAGATGGCGTTATAAATTTCATTGGCGGCGGAAACCCGCAGACAGTGTCGGAAATTGAAAAGCAATATATAAACTGGCTCTGGAACGAAGGCAGACCGATTGAACCTTCAAAAATATATGTGACGCCTGAAGGTCAGAAGCTTATAATGTCCGGACCTCTGAAAAAATATAGCGGCAGTTATGCTGAAATTTGTGTAAGGCAAAAACGGGCAAGGGTTTTTGTGCCGATTTGCGGGAGACAGTATAGGGTTACGCTCCCAATTAAAATCATATAAAACACTGTGTTTGCTTTGGTACGGTTGATTCGTCCCGTTCCGATCGGCGCAGGAGCATAAGAAAAAACAGCTTTTTAGACAAAATGCTGAATGGCGGAGCATATCAAAATTAAGTTATGCTCATATATACGTTTAATAACGTTTTACGCCCCTTTAAAACCGTTTAAAGAAATTTGTGGGTGAAATTTATCGGATAAAAACAGAATAGCTTAAAAGGGCATTTTTTGCCCTTATTTTTATACCTAAAGGATGTGATTGTATGAGTGTACTGAAAAAAAATAGTATAAAGTCTTTGCTTGAAGGGATTGACGATTATGAGGCAGGTCAAAAAAGGCTTAACGGTGGCAGCTTAAATGGTATAAAAAGCCTTTATGAAGAATTTTTAAGAACCGACAGCAAGCCTCAGCGTGATAGACTAATAAATGAATTTAAAAAGAAAAATCAGGAATTTGCTGAGTTTATACAATCTAATCCTGAACTTGTGGATGCCGAGATTCAAAAGGCGCTACTCCTTGCGGCTTCAGGCGGTGAATACAGCGAAGAAGAAATAACGATTGACAGCAAGGGCGGTAAAAAGGTAAAGCATATTAAAAAGGTTGCTCTTCCCGATATTTCGGCTGTAAAGGAGCTGAAGGGATTTTTAGGCAATGAAAATGCCATTGGTGAAGAACCCATGCTGTATAAAGCCTTGGAGGACGATACCGAATGACATTTCATAAACTTTCCAAAAAACAAAAACAAGTATTCAAATGGTGCTATAAAGACGATTACAAGGCTATTATCTGCGATGGCGCAGTACGTTCGGGTAAAACAATATGCATGATAACGTCATTTGTTTTGTGGTCGATGAAACGCTTTGATGGGGCAACGTTCGGCATTTGCGGAAAAACGGTAAGATCAGCGGAAAGAAATATTATAATGCCGCTCCAATCTATAGTTGATATTACCTCACGCTTTAAGGTTACATATACCAGATCGGTCAATCTGCTGACAATAGAGGGCGCAGGTCGCAAAAATTATTTTTATATTTTTGGAGGCAAAGATGAATCATCATACATGCTTATTCAAGGTATTACTCTAAGCGGCGTATTTTTTGATGAGGTAGCGCTAATGCCGCGCTCGTTTGTTGAACAGGCTATAACACGTACCTTGTCGGTTGATAAAGCAAAGTTGTGGTTCAACTGCAATCCTGATAATCAATTTCATTGGTTTTATACAGAGTGGATTCAAAAGGCAAAAGAGCGAAACGCTTTACATTTGCATTTTTTAATGTCTGACAATCCAATCCTGTCCCCTGCCCAGCTCGAAGCTGCTGAACAGCAATTTACCGGAGTATTCCATGATAGATATATAAAAGGCTTGTGGGTGTCGGCAGAGGGCGTTATATATAAGCAGTTTGCGGATAATACAAAAGATTATCTTATTGATAGTGCGCCGGATGATATCATGTACTGTACAATCGGCTTTGACTTCGGTGGCAACGGCTCAGCTCATGCCGGTATATGCACAGGATTTACAAGAGGACTTAAAGAGGTGGCAGTACTTGAAGAGTATTACCGCAAGGAGATAATAACGCCGACACAGCTTGAAAACGACATTATAACCTTTATCCGCAAGTGCCAGAGAAAATATAACGTATACGACATTTATTTTGACAGCGCCGAAACAACGCTGATACGAGGAGTTAAAACCGCGCTTATAAAAAACAAAGTTCCCATTAATCCTCATAATGCCCGCAAATCGGAAGTATTGGGCAGAATCCGGTTTACAAATCAAATAATATCGCAAGAAAGATTTTTAGTCGCAAAAAATTGCGGTCATTTTATAAAGGCTATGCAGTCGGCAGTCTGGGACAGCAAGCAGCTTAAAGATGTTCGTCTCGACGATGGCAATTACAACATTGACAGTCTCGACGCATTCGAATACAGTGTCGAACCGCTGATGAGCGATATCATAGAGATAGGAGGCTTTAAATGAATATATTACAGGACGCCAAGCAAGCTTTTCCAGCAACTAATTTGCTGGATTTATCTGAGAATTATAGGCTAATGGAATTTCATAAGCGAATATTTCAGGGCAATCCACCATGGAAGAGGACAAAAGCAGCAGGATTGCATGCGAAAGGTATGAGGCAAAGAAAACTTTTAAACACCGCAAAAGTTGTTTGCGACGAATTTTCTGCAATGACTTTTTCTGAACAGGTAGAAATAACGATTGACGATGAGCAGTTTCAAAATTACATAAATAAAACATTAAACGCAGTAGGATTCTGGAATAAGTTCCCCGAACTATTATCTTATGCTTATGCAATGGGCGGAATGGCACTTAAGATTTATGCAGAAAATTCAAAGCCTGTTGTGGATTATGTTCAAGCCGAACACTTCCTGCCTGTTGGCTGGATGGGCGATACCGTAACGGATTGTATTTTTCGCACGTTCTCATATAAGAGAGGGATTTATTACACTTTAATGGAAAGTCATTCACTCAGCAATGATTCGATAGAGGTTGAAAACATTGTATTTAAAAGTGTACTTAAAAATAGCCTCGGAACTAAGTGCTCAGTATCTGAAATGTTTCCTAAACTTACAGAAAGTGTAGTATATAACGGAATTAACGTTCCTATGTTCTGCTATTTTAAGCCTTGTACATCAAACAATATTGAAATAGATTCCCCACTGGGAGTTTCGATATTTGCAAATGCAGTGGATACGCTGGAAACACTTGATATTGCGTTTGATAGCTTTTCAAGAGAATTTACGCTTGGAAAAAAACGAATTATTGTACCAACGCAGAGCGTGCGCACTGTTGTTGATCCGATTTCAGGAGAAATGCAACGATATTTTGATGCGGAAGACGAAGCTTTTGTCGCACTTAATACCGGGGATGCCGATGCCTTGAAAATTGTTGATAATACAGTTGAACTTCGCATACAAGAGCACGTTTTAGCAATTAATGCGCTATTAAATATCCTTTGCTTTCAAATAGGTCTGTCTGCCGGCTCTCTTTCTTTTGATGCGGTACAAGGGGTAAAGACAGCCACGGAAGTTATATCACAGGACAGCAAGACAGCAAGGACAATAAAAAGCAATAAAAACTTACTATCAGAAACTATCGAGCAGCTAATACACAGCCTTATCGCCATAGGCACAGCCTTAAAGCTTATACCCGTGAAAGAATATACCGTGACTGTCGGATGGCAGGATAATATCATAATAGACGATAATACCCTCATCGACAACAACGTAAAGCTTACACAAGCAGGTTTGAAATCGAAGCTTAAAGCTATTATGGACGTTCAAAAATGCGACGAGGAAACAGCGCGGAAAGAACTTGACCGCATAAATAAAGAGCAATCGGTGACCGGCTTATCGGTTGACGATTTTATGAACGGCGGTGAAAAGGATGACGAAGCTGGAGATAATGAATCTGAGCCGAGGGCTGAGTAATTTATATACTGGGCTTGAAACTGATTTAATCGCCAATATTGCAGATTATTTAAAAAGCGGAGATGTCGGCAGTTCTACAGCGCAGTGGAAAATACAAATGCTTGCGCGGCTTGGAGCGCTTGACAAGGCTAATATAAAAACCATTGCCGAATACGCCGGTATTGCTCCTGATATGCTTACAGAGGTACTTGAAACAGCTGCACTAACCGCTATAGGAGAATTAGAACCGGGTTTTCAACAGCTTGTTAAGGACGGTATTATCAACGATTCAGCAGTTCCGATTGAAAAAACTATGTCAAAAGCTCTGACTTCGTATAATAAACAGGCTCGGCAATCTTTAAATATGGTAAATACGGTTATGCGGTTTAAAGCTAAATCAGCAGCGCAGAAAATTATAAACGATACCGCCGAATTGGCTGAAAAGCAATCATTCGTCGATATGCTCAACAAAGCTGCGGGAAAAGCGGTTACAGGTGCAGAAAGCCGTCAGGCGGCTATGCGGCAGTGTATCAAAGATATGTCCGAAAAAGGCATTCCAGCTTTTGTCGATAAGCTTGGAAGAGAATGGTCTCCTGAAGCTTATATAAACATGGATATCCGCACTACCGTTTCCAACACAGCGAATCAGGCGCAGTTTGACCGCATGGAAGCATACGGACTGAATCTTGTAGAAGTATCAAGCCATTCAGGGGCGCGCCCAAAATGCGCAAAGGATCAAGGAAAAATATTCAACCTATCAGGAGACGGCGGGTATACCACAGATTTACACGGCAGAAAAATCCGTTATTATGCATGGTCTGACAGCTCATACGGAGAGCCTGACGGACTTCTTGGTATTAACTGTGGTCATAAAATTTACCCATTTATACCGGGAGCTTCATATCAGACGTATTTTCCTAATGAAGAAAAAGAAAATTATGAGCAATATATGAAAGTGCAAGGCCAGAGGGAGCTTGAAAGACGCGTAAGAAAATCAAAGCGCGAATGCACCGCTCTTGAAGCCGTAGGCGATACCGAGGGTCTGAAAAGAGCTTCCGCCATTCTTCAGCGGAGACAGCAGACTTTGAAAAAGTATTGCGCCGATAACGGGCTGAGTTATAAGGCGGACAGAACGGCGGTTGTCGGGTATAATAAAACAGTTGCGGGGAAGACAAGAAAAGCGTTGACTTCCGCTAAAAATAATGATATACTGAAAGCGGAAAAGCAATCTGATTTAGGCATATTCAAAAATCGTTTGCAAAAGGATAAACGCGTAAGTAAAGAATATTATTCAACCGTTAAAAATAAATTTTCTCACGGGTCTGAATACGCAAAAAAAGCATTTACTAAATTTGTACCTGAAAATTCTGTAATAAACGCAAGTTTTGAAGGTACAGCATATTACGACACATTATCAAAGAAAATAACAATGCATTATGACTCAGATTTACATAATAAGCGTGGAAAATGTGTAACATATTTTCATGAGCACGGTCATTTAATTGACGATATGGCCGGCAGTATTTCAAAAGACAGCAGTTTTAGAGAGCTTTTATTTTCTGACGTAATGGAATACCGTAAAAAAACTGCTTATCAATACGGTCTAAAAACTTTTGATAAAGTTGATTCTAAAATTTCAAGCGAGCTAAACAATATTCGTAGGCATTCAGCAGTTTCAGATTTATTTGATGGTATTACCAAAGGAAACATAAAAGGCTGTGGGTATCATGAACAGTCCTATTGGCAGTCTGACGAATATGCTATTACGTCTGAAGCTTTTGCGCATATGTTTGAAGCGCAATTTGATGCAATACGTTATAATGAAATGAAGAAGCATTTTCCGAATGCTCTTAACTATTTTGAAAATAAGTTAAAGGAGGCAGTTCAATGAAAAAAGAAATTGACTGGAATGTTCCGTGCAGTAAATTTGAAGAACATTTTAAATATTATTGTAACGTTCCGCCCGAAGCGGACATATTGAGTGAAAAAGATTACAGCGATTTTTGTGAATTAGTTAATAAATGTATAAATGATAACTTTGATTACACTGCTGAAAAATGCGGCACAAAACCGTCGCTGTTTATAGGAACGCCGCAAATTATAATTGACTAACCGCCGATAACAAGGCGGTTTTCTCATATCTAACTTATACCTGAATTTAATAGGTTAATAAACATCTCGTAAGAGGTGTTATTTTTATATCCCAAAAAAGAAAGAGGTAGAATTATGAAAAGAAAATCAAAGAAAATACTTGCAGCCGTAATAGGGCTGGCGTTGATGTCGGCATTGTCTGTCGGATGTCAAAGACAGTCTGAAAGAGTATCGTACAATATTTCAAAGCAAGCTGATAATAACCGTTATTAACTGCATTCAGGGCGATGTACTTTTTCAGATGACAGGAAAAATGTCCTTAAATGCGGATACCGCAGAAAATCAGCTTGAAATAATAGTTGAAGATGAAAACGGCGCATATAAAAAGCATTTTATAGGTCTTTCTGACAATGTAACTTATACTGTCGAGGACGTTACGGATAATTACGTTGATAATTACCACTATACGCTTAACTTCAATCCGAATATGTGGATTCCGGTAAGCTTTGAAACTATTGATTAAGCGCTTTTATGAGCGCTCTTTTCATGCCCTGAGCATGGCATAAAACTGCTTGAATATTTTTTGGAGGTAATTTTTTATGGCAGAAGAAGCTAATACAAACGGAACTCAGCAGATATCCGATTCGTCAACTACACCGGAGCCTGCCGGGGCTTTATCCGGCGGAGGTGATCCAAAATCTAATGCAGCGGCAACGGAACCTAAAACAGTCTCTAATAACGAACCTGCAAAATCAGAAAATACGCCGTCAGCCGAAGAGCTTGCGGAATTTCGCAAGTGGCAGGAATCTCAGAAATCGGATGCCGAAAAGCAAGCGGCTACAATCGGAAAAGCCGAAAAAGCAAAACAAGCCGCTGAAGAAAGAGCAGCAGCTGCAGAACTGAAATTTACTGCAATGTCAAAAGGCGTTTCCGCTGAAGCTTTAAACGACGTAATAGCTATTGCGAAAACCAAAATTACGGATAAAGTAACGGCTGAACAGGCTATAGATGAAATCGTCAAGAAATATCCGGCAGTTACAAATCCGACAGAGCCGAGTATTACAACGGGCGTAAGAACCGGCGGTAATACTCCTCCCGCATCATCGGCTAAAGCCATTGATATTATACGCAGTGAACAGGTTAAAAGAAAATAAGAAAAGAGGTTAATTTATGAGCTATTTAAAGGACGAACTTTCCGGCTTTATACCGGAAGAGATTTCAGGAGAAATTATAAAAGACGTAGCAAGGGGGTCAAGCATTATCCGTTTGTCAAAAGCAGAGGAAATGAAAACGGATGAAAAGAAAGTTCCCGTTATGACGTCGGGAGCCGGCGCATACTGGGTTGGCGAGGGCGAACGTATTAAAACCTCCGGCGCAACTTGGATATATCCTAAGCTTGTGGCTAAAAAGCTTGCCGTTATTATTCCGGTTACTAAGGAAAAGCTTGAAGATACAACTATCAATGTATTTTCCGAACTTAGAGAAAGCATTTCAGAAGCTTTTTATAAAACAATTGATTCAGCCTGCATTTTCGGAACAAATTCACCGTTTGAAACGTCCCTTTTCGGAAAAATCTCAACATCCGGCAATACAATTGCCGCAACTGAAAAAATTGATATCGACGTGTCGGACCTGATGTCTAAGGTTGAGGAAAACGGTTTTGATGTCAACGGATTTACAGCTACAATAGGTCTGAAAGGCACTCTCAGAAAGCTTCGTGATAACAACGGCGCGTCGCTGTTTATAGAGGGAACAAACCAGAAGGAATTTTATTCACAGCCTATTGAATTTGTACGCAACGGCGCATGGGATAAGGAAAAAGCTATTATCATCGGCGGCGAGTGGAAATATTCTCTGTTCGGGCTTAAACAAGGGATAGAATTTGAGATACTTAAGGAAGCAACATTGCAAAACACACTTGATTCAGACGGTAAGCCTATTTCTCTTGCCGAGCAGGATATGGTGGCAATCAAGGCAACTATGCGAGTAGCATACTTATGCGTCAAAGAAAACGCATTCGCGGCTGTAATTCCTTCCCCGGCGCCTGATGCTGATGCAACGCTGTCCGGCTTGTCAATAGGTTCGCTGATGCTCTCCCCAACCTTTGACAAGGACGTCACCGGTTATACAACGTCTACAGCCAACGCTACTAACACTATTACGGCAACGGCGTCAGATTTAAACGCGACTGTTGAAATAAAAGTCGGCGATACCGCTGTTAGTAACGGCGGCGCCGCTACTTGGGAAAGCGGCGAAAATATCGTTACGATAAAGGTAACCAACGGCTCCGCTGAAAAAACCTATACCATAACGGTTACAAAATCATGATGATTAACTTTTATAAAGACGAATGGAAAGGCAAATTTGACGGTTCGGACGAGGAGCTTAAAATGCTCCTCTCCCGTACTGCCGATATTGTTGACAATGCTATTGCTTTTAGCGGATACACTGTTGAAACCGTACCGGAAGCTTTAAAAACAAGAGTATGCAAGGCTATATGCGCTCATGCTGATTATATAAGCAATAACGGCGGTATTGATAGCCTTACCGATATGTCTTATAACTCCGTATCTTTAGGCAAATTCAGCTATTCGGCTGATACGTCCGGCAATACGGATAACGGCGCTTTAACCTTATGCCCTCTTGCAGCCGGCTATCTTGCGCCTACAGGATTGCTTTACAGAGGGGTGACGGTAAAATGAAACCAATTCCTAAAAAACTTTTAATTCATTCGGCTGACTTGATTGAAGTTAGTACCGCCAACTCTTGGCAAAAGGAAGAAACAAAAACTATTGCCAACTTAAAATATGTGCGTATAGAGCCGTCCTCAAAGCTTATAACCGCCAAGGATAACAGACAAGTTACTTTGGCGGCCACGCTTTTATATGACTGCTGTAACAGCCGACCGTTAGACGTGAAATTTATACAAGGGCAAAAGGTTATTTGGAACGGAATAGAACACGTTATCGAAACAATAGAACCGCTTTATGACAGCGGAAAGCTGCATCACTATGAACTGGGGCTGATATAATGGCAGACGTAAAAGTCACTCTTAACAAACAAGCGATAGCTGAACGCCTTGCAAAGCAGCATGAAAAGGCTCAGTTTATAATGTCTCAGCAGGCCTTGAAGGACTGCAATTTTTACTGCAAACAGGATCAGGACGGTCTGATTAACAGCAGCCAGATTCACAGCGATTTTGAAACCGGGAACTTGAAGTGGCAAACGCCGTATGCCAGAATGCAATACTATCTTGATTCGGCGTCAAAAGACAAAAACCCTAACGCGCAAAAAATGTGGGCGCACAAAGCCGCGTCCGAACACAAAGAGGACTGGCGGCTGATTTACGACAAGGTTTTTAACGGAGGTAAGTAATGGAGGTGCAAACAGAGGTTTTACAAGCGTTTTCAGATTTTATCGGCGTAAGTATAGGACAATTGCCGGAAAAAGGCGGCGCTGCAATGGAACTGTCGCCGTCCTCAGCTCTGCGTAGATTTTTCAATGGTGAAAGCTATGAATCAATGTCCGTACTTGTGCTTGCAAAGTATAAATCACAGAAAACGGCATTAGATAAACTGAATCAGATATGTAATAAATGCAGGACGCTTGATTTGCCAAGCGGTGAAAATTGGCGTATAAAGACAATTGAAATTTCCACGTCCCCCAATTATGTGGGGCAGGAAAAAAATTCAGACGGTATAATGTGGATTTATTCCTGCATTTTGACCGTCAATATATACAATATGGAGGGATTTTAATATGGCAGAATCAACAGGCGGAACAGTAAAAGCGGAAGATATACAGCTTAATTATGATTACAAGCTGCAAATAATCGTGCCCAACACCGAAGACGTCGGTGGAACACCGCAGACCATAGCCAGAGGCTTTGATAATATAACGGAAGCAATTAACGAGGTTCTTTATCAGACCAGTTTTCTTTCGGATAAAGGCTGGGGATCGTCTTATGTAACGGGAGGGCAGCTTATTTTTACCCTGACAGGCGTAAGAGTTCTGGGAGACGCTGCGCAGGACTACATTTTCAGTGATAAAGTATATATGGGCTTCGGCGCCGCAAGAGACGTTCAGCTTTTGTTGCAGATACCAAAGTCTACCGCCGGACAGCCGACTATTCTTACGTGCAACGCTACTCTTGCTAAAATTACGCGCTCCGGCGGCGCTGCCAATCAACCCTGCGCTATATCGGTCGAAATACACATAAACGGAAAGCCGGAAATAACGGCGGGAGGTTAAATATGGCTTATCAGATAAAAAAATCAAATCATATAGTAGAGGATTTAGAGCTGCTCGGCGATGACGGTAAGGTCGAGCTTACCGTCCATGTCGATATTAATACCGACAGGATGGCCGGCGGATTCCGCAAAGCTGAAATCGGTCTTATTAATGCCCAGAGGGGCATAAAAAAGGGCGAGAATGCCGAAGCGTTTGAAAACTACGGAAAGGCGGTTATTGAATTTTTCCGGCTGGTTTTCGGAGAAGAAAACACTGCTGTTATGCTTGAATATTTTGAAGGCAAGTATACGGATATGTTTATACAGTTATATCCGTATATAAACGATGTCGTAAAGCCCGCTATAGAAACTTCGGCTGCCGAACAAAAAGCAAGAATAGCTAATAATTTCAGCTATACAAAAAAACAAAAACGCAAGCTGGGATTGAAATGATCAATATTACAAAGCCGCTTACTGACTATGTGATATATAAGGGCAAAAAAATCAGGCTTAATATATCCTTTGATAACGTTATAAAAGTATACGATATCTTTAAGGACAATTTTTTGCTTGATTATGAAAAAGCGCAATACGCTTTAGCGTTACTTACAGAAGAAAGAAAGTTACCTAATATAAAGGCGCTTGACGTTATTTTCAAGGAACAGATTGAAACCTTTCAGCGAAGTACGGGTAAAAACAATTTAAGAGTTGTAGATTTTAAGCAGGACTCTGCTTTTATCTACAGCTCTTTTCTTATGGATTATGGGATTGATCTGATTGAACAGCAGGGTAAATTACACTGGCAGAAGTTTATTTCTCTCTTTCAAGGACTTTCTGAGAGAACTAAAATACGTGAGGTTATGTCAATTCGTTCAAGACCGCTGCCGAAGCCGGATAAGCATAATCAGGATTATATCAGGTCGCTCATGGAACTAAAGCAATATTATGCCCTTGATATATCACAAGAGGAGAGAGAGAAGAACTTTCAGGACGGACTGAAACGGCTTGCGGATACTCTGCTGGCGAGGGCGAAAGAGAGGTGATTAAATGGCTGACGGTTTAGTTGAATTTGACGTCCGAGCGAATCTTGATAATCTGCAAAAGGATATGGACAGCGCACAGGATACAGCCAAAAAGGGCGGCAATAAGCTTGCTGACATTGCCGGTAAGTCTGCTAAAGCTATCGGCGCGGCAGCGGTAGGCGTAGGTACTGCCGCAGTTGCCGCCGGCGGATATGCGGTCAATCTTGCTAACGACGTTGACAAAGCGATGAACAGTTTTCTTTCAAGTACAGGGTATGCCGCCGATGAAACAGGACATTTTCAAAATGTCCTCGAAAAAATCTATGCCAATAACTATGGCGAAGATTTCCAAGACATAGCGGACGGCATGGCAACAGTAACGCAAAATCTCGGTGAAATGTCGGATGAGCAGTTGCAGTCGATTACGGAATCCGCGTTTGCTCTTAGAGATACGTTTGAATACGATATATCCGAATCTACAAGAGCCGCTAAAGCCATGATGGATAATTTCGGCGTATCCGGTGACGAGGCAATGTCTATGATTGCCGCCGGAGCGCAGAATGGTCTTGACTATTCCGGCGAATTAATTGACAGCATATCGGAATATTCCACGCAATTTGCAAAGGTCGGTCTGGACGCCGACGATATGTTCAAGATTTTCGAAAAAGGCGCTGAAAGCGGCGCCTGGAATCTTGACAAAGTCGGAGACGCGGTCAAGGAGTTTTCTATAAGAGCAATTGACGGCTCCGATTCAACTGCCGCAGGATTTACGGCTATAGGACTTAACGCCGACGAAATGGCAGCCAAGTTTGGGCAGGGCGGAGAAACGGCTAAAAAGGCGTTTAGCGATACGCTGAAAGCGCTGTCAAGTATAGAAGATCCTCTTGAAAAAGACGCGGCGGGAGTTGCTCTTTTCGGAACTATGTGGGAAGATTTAGGACCCGAAGCGGTTGAGGCTCTCGCAGATATAGAAGACGGAGCTTACGATACTTACGGCGCACTGGATGACATAAAGGGAGTAAAATACGACGATCTCGGTTCTATGTTCGAAGGACTGAAACGATCTGTTGAAATGTTGGTACTTCCTCTGGGCGAAATGCTTATACCCGTTTTAAGCGAACTTATAGAAGAGGTATTGCCTGTTTTACAGGAAATTCTCCCTCCGCTGCTCGAATCCTTCGAAAGTTTTTTACCCACGTTGATTGAAATGTCGGAAAATCTGCTGCCGATAATACTTGACGTATTCACGCAGCTTGCGCCGATTCTGATGTCGGCGATAGAAGAGATACTACCGCCGCTTATGGAAGCTTTGCAAGCGTTAATGCCGGTATTTACTATGATAGTACATGAGCTGCTGCCCCCGTTACTTGATTTATTTACTCAGCTTATGCCTATAATCGTTGAACTAGCAACAGCTTTGATACCGCCGCTTGTAGAAGTTTTCAATGCGTTAATACCGCCGATAGTTGAACTTATTAATGCACTTTTACCTCCTCTTACAAATCTTCTGAATGGATTGTTTCCTTTGGTTGATTCGTTAAAGCCAATAATATCCGGTCTTGCCTCTGTAATTTCGGATGTTCTTGGCGAAGCAGTCGATGCGGTTATACCAATTATAGAGGGTATTGTAGAGGTACTGGAACACGTCATTGACTTTATATCAAACGTGTTTAAAGGTAATTGGGAAGGCGCATGGAACAGCATAGTTGAAGTATTTAAAAGTATTTTCAATAATATTCCAGTGTTTGTAGAAAATATTTTAAACGGAGCAATAGGAATAATAAACAGTCTTATTAACGGCGTTAACAAAATTACCGATAAAGTTGGAATTCCTGCTATTCCCACAATTCCGGAGGTAACGCTCCCCCGTTTTCACACCGGCGGCATCATTGATTTTCAGGGAGAGTATGAAGCGCCTATTATGGCTCTTGACGGTGAAATGGTGCTGACAAAAATGCAGCAAAAGCGGCTTTTTGACATAGCAAACGGCATGTATTCTCCCCAACAGCAAGGCAGCGAAAGCGTTATTGAAAACCGAACCACAGAAGTTAAAATAGAACACAAAAACTATTTTACCGTAAGAAACGATACTGACATTTTACGCATTTCCGAAGCGTTGAGCCGTCAGGAAGTAAAAGATATTAAATCATCCGGAGGTTAATATGACATTTACTTTTAAAGAAATCCCATCACAAGATATGGGAGTTAAGATAATTACTATGTCAGGCGTTCAGCGCGCACCATGCGAACCGCAAATTACTTCAATACCGGGGCGTTATAATCCGTTAATACTTGAAAAGCAAGAACGCCAGACAACGGAGATAACCGCTGAGCTATTAGTGGAATGTCCCGATAATATAAGGAACATTTTTTCATGGCTTTTAGGCAGAGGTAAGCTTATTTTTTCTGACGAGCCGGATAAATACTATAATGTAATTTCAGACGATGTCATATCTATTCAGAGGATTGACGACAGAATACAGTCATTTGAAATTAAATTTATATGCGAACCATTTGCTTATTCCGTCACAAACCCGTTTGTATCAACGCCTATGGGAATGGACGACGATACGCTCACAGGCTCGATGACGATAATAAACAACGGTACCGCTGAAAGCGAGCCTAAATGGTATTTCAGCTTTGCGGGAAAGCTCAGGGTTACGGTCAACGGCAGTGAAAACCCTCTTATTATTACAACGCCCGGAGAATATACCGGTGAATATGAGGCCGACGTTTCAGGCGGTACGGCTAAGTATTACTACGATTACAAGCAGCAGAATATCTATGTTGACGTTTCGTCAAGGCTTGCGTATATGTTTTCAGGCAGTAAAAAGCTTGTGGTAGTAAACCAGACTGCGGGAATATTCCCCGCGCTGAAACCCGGAGAGAACAGCATAGTCGTTGAGCTGGTCCGGGAGGAGTGGGAGCACGACGGAAGAATATACAAGTCTCATAACCAAAAGCTCCAGTATTTGGGTTACAACAAAAATGAGAGGTGGTATTGATGTATGACTACATAAGCGTGTTTGCGCCCGACGAGACTGACTTCTCTCACAACGGCTTGCGTATACTTGCGCCTACCTCTTGTGAGATTACAGAGGTTTTAAACGGCGAATACTCTTTAACGCTTACTCATCCGCGCGATGAGTGGGAAAACTGGAAATATATCCGAGAAAACTACATCATAAAGGCGCAGGGACAGCTTTTCAGAATATACCGGAAATCGCTGTCAATGTCATCGGACGGAAATTACGAGGTCAAAGCGGACGCTATGCACATCTTTTATGATCTTAATTATTACTTTATCCGTGACACCCGCCCTATGATGCAGACAGGCAGTGACGCACTCAACTGGATTGTTACTCACACATACACCGACAGAGGAAGCAGTACGGCGGAACAGCCCGCCGAACGCTTTCTGTTTTCAACGGACATAAAGCCCTCCGGAGAGTTTCCGTCCGCCGACGATTTAAAAACGGCTTATTATGAAAAAATGTCGGTTACCAAAGCGTTGATCGGAGCGGATAACTGTTTTATAACCGTTTGGGGCGGAGAGCTTTTAAGGGATAACTTCAATGTTGTAATTAACAGGCGGAGGGGCGAGGATAACGCCTTTTCCATACGATACGGCTTTGACATGACGGAAATTCAACAGGAGGTCGATTATTCGAATTACTGTTCCACAATCTACTACGAAGCGACTATTTACAATGAAAGCATTGTGAACAATGAAAAACAGAGAAATGAAACGGTACTGACGGGTACGGCTTCGCTTAATACTCTTGATATGGCTGTCCTTCCAGTTCCGCCTATGCAGTTTTACAGCTTTGAAATCAATATTAAAGATATAAAGCGCATTGTTAAAGGTACTGTAAAAAAAATAACCGATCTTCCGGTTGAAGGCAACAGCATGGGCGATATTTATTATGTTGAAAAACTCGCAGACGGCACAGGCGCATATTATGTGTGGGCAAACACATCGCTTTCAGAATCGCCCCAGTGGACATTAAGCGAAATTCCTACGATAGCGGAAATGAAAGCCGCCTGTGAGGAACGCGCAAAGGAATATATGCTTATCAACTGCCAACCAAGTATAAATTACCGAGTAAGCTTTGCCGACCTTAAAAACTATGATTTATATAAAAGCTTTATAGGCTTGCAGGAATGTAATTTAGGAGATATAG